CCTGCATCATAGGTGGCGTTGTGCATAATCTTATCTATGTGAGGCGTTGCCATCTGCTTCTTAAACCATTTGATGGTCATCTTCGGGTCAAGGTTGTGTCCGTTCTCATGACGAATAGGAAAGTATCCTTGGTAATCTCCCGCAGCTACAGCAATCCCAACAATAAATCCGTCTTTCCGTGACCATCCTGGTCCCAATGTCATTAGATTAGGGTCGCACGTCTCAAGGTCCACGGCTATTTGTTTGTATTTTGTAAGATCAGGGTACTCGGTCGGGATGTTCCAGTCGGCTTCGATAGGTTGAAATAAGTCTTGTTGTATCATTCGATCGCGACTTCTGCACCCAAAGCGGCGTACCCTACTATGTCTACCCAAGAATCCTCATGAGTAGGCGATTCAATAAGTCTCGAGACCTTTAATTGGTTCAAGCAAAGATAAACCTGGGACACTGTAACTTCAACCCCAAGTACAACCGACCATAACTTGGCTATACGCTCATGGTTTTTGTATGCGTCTCCATAATTCGTGGCTCTTGTACCATTGATTAACTCTTCTGCCGTTTTAAGTGCTTGTTCTCTTCTCATACTATATACCTATACTTTTTGTTGGATTCTATTATATGCAAATTCTTCTTGGCTCTCGTTACGCCAACATAAAATGCACGGTGCTCGTCGTCTGGGTGGGCACTCTCAACACACGCTTTAGTAGAGGACAAAGAAACTACGCAATTATCGTCTTCTCCCCCTTTCATAGCATGAAACGTTGACAGTTTGATTCTAGGACGGTCAAGAATATTCTCTCCTCGTCGCTCAATAGCCCGTAAATAGTTCTTATCATGCGTACCCAATCGAGCCACGTCTAGCGCATCTCGGTCCTTGGGTGCTACCATTCCATACATAAGAAGATCCTCGTAAGATAGGAGGCTTTCAGGATCCACGGCCTGCAATAGGTTACTCGAACCCCGCTTCACTACTCTAAAATCTCCCATCTTGGGAACATTTTCGTATAATTTAACTATGGATGCAATAGGAATCTTCTCTCCTTGCTGTAACCTTCTCCATGTAGAGATCACTTCGCCAACCGAAGGGTTGATACTGCTCCTCCCCCTTATGGAATAAAGAAGTCCCATCGATCGGACGTGGTCTGCCCACTCTCTAGCCATTGAATTAGTCCTAGTCATCAGCGTCCACGAGCCCGTCGTTAGATTTAAATGCTCTAGGTCATATGAATAGTTAACAGAACCCTGATGCTCTGTTGGAAAAAACCTCTTCTCTTGTCTTTGATGTATACGTTTAACAATCTCTTGGGACAGGGTATGAACCGAGCTCGGTAGTCTATAGCTCTGTGTTAAGATCCGTTGATCCTCTCCCGCAGCTAAGAATAAACTTACATCTACCCCCGTCCATCTATGTATCGCCTGGTCGTCGTCTCCTGCATACAGAACCTTGTTCGATTTTGACGCTAACTTATTTACCATCTGCCACTGCAATGGTGTTAAGTCTTGTGCCTCATCTACGATCAAAAGATCTAAGCTTGGAGACTCTATATCCCAATCGATGTATCTCTCAATTAAATCCACAAAATCAAACTTAAAAAGCTCTGACTTATACCTCTCTAGTGCGTCTGAGATCGTATTTAAAAGTTCAAACGGCATGGAATAACTTCCAGTCTCATTGAATTCTTCCTCATAAGAGATCAATCGATACTTCGCCCTAGTCATCATCTGAATAAATCTATCACCGTTTCCCGATCCCATCGGGATGATCACTCCCTCATCGGGGGAAACTCCTCCAGAACTTTCAAAGACCACACCCAATTGATCTTCTAAGACGCTCCAATCTTCCCGTTGCATCATGTCTTTACTCTGCAATCCTAGTCCCCGAAACGCTAAAGAGTGTAACGTTCTGAAATATGGAAGATCTTTCTCTGTTAGATTAAATGCAGAGCAGGCTCTCTCTGTCGCCTCGGCAATAGCCTTCTTTGTAAAGGATACAAACGCAATACGATCAGGTGGAGTGCCGTTAGCTAAAGCTTCCTTAACACTTTCAATCAGAGTATGTGTCTTACCGCACCCTGGTGGACCGAATATTAAAGTGCTATCGGAGCTCATGCTGAACACCGCGAGGGCGAGAGTCTAACCACTCCACAACTTCAGAAGTCTTCCATCGACTAGCACTTCTTTTGCCGTCCGATTGACCTAAGATTAAAGGTTCAGGAAATCTGTCCTCTTTAACCCACTTGTAGATGGTGGATCTGGACACTCCTAACCAATCGCTGAGTTCCCCAACTCGTAGCAATAATTTATTAGAATGGGATTTCGTCATTGTCGTTCTCCTTTTTGGGTTCTTCGTAGTCAAATGCAGGGACGTGCCACACTCTGATCGTGGTTCGTTTGCCCTGCTTCAGTATGTTCTGGTGACCGTGGCACTCGCCCCCAGAGTTTAAATCTTTAATGCCTTCTTGGACCTGGGCTTTAGACCAATGTCTCCAGTCTCTGTTCTTCAAGTAATCCATCAGACCCTCAATCTTGAACTTCGTTACTCCGTCCTCGGTCCACGGTTTGCCCATCTCCAATTCTTCTGGAGCCATAGCCCGAATCCTACTGGTGCAGAAATTCTTTATGTGATCCCTAAACTGTCCGCTCAAGGTGAGTTCCTCTGGTACTGCTAACTTAGTAGAGTTGTTCATCAGATTATTGATTGTAGCCTGCCATTTCTGAGGCTTCACGATTGGGGGCATGAGATCTATCTGTTCCATGCACGCCCTTTGCCAAAGCATTTGGTTTTGCAACTGCTCCGTGGATAACTGCAACCTCCGCCCGTCAACATCCATGAAGTACAGCCTAGGTTCTGATAAAAGAATTGTTAGTCCGCCGATATGCGCTGCATCCGGTGCCTCTGTACCTACCCCAAAAGGCCTGGTCTTACACAGATCCTTGTCACAATGATCCTTCAAAGGACATACATCACATTGGTAGTAGTAGTCCTTCTTCTCTAAAGACTTCTGTATGTTAATGATCTCACCCGCACCAAGAGCCGGTTTACATAACATCCGGTTGTATTCCTCGTGGTGCTTCTTCCAATCATCAGGCCATTTCATTCTGCAATAGACCCCGACTGCAAACATAAAGATGTTTCGAAACTCGGTTATCGCACCTTGGCTCGTCATAACTTCTAAACAATAAGGACCATCCGTAAAATGCTCTCGCTTACCACCCAAGGTCATCTCGTTTAATTCTGATGCCGACACCTTACCTTTATCCACAGCCGCTAAGAACTCTGGCAGCTCCATCGCCTCTGCCTTCTTATTAAAGCAGTACCGCATTGTTTCTTCTGCGTTGAAGTAAGGCATGTTAATAAAATTACCCACGTCACCACGTTCAGCTAGGATCTTGTCTTGCTTTGGAAAGATCTCACAACCAGAGAAACCTAAAGCTATAGACATCTCCATCAAATATTCTCGTACCAACGCGGCAGGCTCCCAGTCCTTTAAGAATAAAAACAGATGTGCTCCACCGGATTTAGATCGACAGTGAAACAATGGGAGTTTTAATTTCTTTAGCTTATCACTCAAAGCTTTGTGATTAAGATCATAAGTATCTATATCTAATGCACCAAATCTGCACATGTTATCACTATTTATGGGGATTGAACCGATACCCTGGGTGCCTTCGATGTGAAGTCTCACCGCTTCCTCGGTCAGGGGTTCTCGAACCACCTTACTTTTAGCTTCTGCTTTACCGTTGCGTCCTGTTCGTCCTACTGTCGTCCGCCCATGCGCGACACCCGAACCTCGGAACACTTCTAGTAACTTTTTTGTATTAGACATTAGTACCTCCTAGAAAAAAGCGGCGGTGAATCCCCCGATCACCGCCGCCGTGCCACTTAAAACGGGATATCATCTCCGTTATCCGAGGAGCTAGAAGACTCCTCTGGTGCGGCTTTCACTGCGCCCGCTAAGATGCTTTCTCGGAAGGCTTTTCCCTCTTTCATCTGTTGAAGAGTGTCGGCGAAACCACGTTTCTCAACTTGCCAATTGGCAAACGTGCCTTTGTCATTACTCTGTTCGATAGAAGTAAGTCTCCATTTCATCGTATAACAATCGGGTTTCTTACCAGACGGTAAAGGCCTTTCCACTGAAATCATCGACTTCCATCTCTTGCTAACCTTTAGCTGTGTAGACTTCATATCAATGATCGCTGGCTGAGTAGTCCCGTCATCATTAACAATTAGACAAAAGTGTTGATCTGACTTAACCACTTCGTTTCCGTTCGGTAAGATCTCCTTCGCACCGTTACGACTAGTCTTGAAAAGTACAGGATCGTCAGCGCGAAGCTCCCCTTGAAAACCTCCGCCGCTCTCGCGAGGTACGAACTCTAGGTACTTAGTAGTCTGAACGCACACTATCACAGTTAGACCTTTTTCTCCGTCCCAAAGCTCATGGGTCACGGTGTTAAACGCATCTCCTTGGGATGCACCCTCAATGTACTCAGTTTTTTTCTTACTAAGTTGTGGTGACATTGCTTGGATAAGCCTGATAAATGGGATCTGCAACTCTGAACTGTCAAAGACTGTTCCCTCACCCGTAGATTCATTGATAAAATCCATTACATCTGTAGACACTTCGGTGCCTTTCTTTTTTGCTACTTCATTCATAATTATTTCCTCCTGATTTCTGCTGCATTAGCAATGAACGCCCCGAACATGTCGAGATCTATTTGTTTACCATCTGTTATACGCTCTTTTACAAAAGCTTTTAACGTGCTTGGATGGATGCTTGTCTTCTGTTCTGGATGAAAGCCCTTAGTCTCGAGTAGACCGATTACATCTCCAGCTAGGTTGTCTTGACCCTTACCAAAAGAACAAGAGATAACATTC